ACTGGGACCTACTGCTCAGGAGAGCCTGTAAAACAGGTTCCGGAAACAGTAAGCGAACAAGACCAACGGTTACTCGATCACTTGCCTCTTTCAAGTCAAGTGTAGCGAGACGACCATGTTGTGAACCAATAATGGCTCCAACCTGGTTTGGCTTTTGGTCTGTGAAGTGGACATGATTCCTCGTAAGAGGATGACTTTCCACTCTTCGCACGATGGCACTGCCTAAGCCTTGTTGAATCCATTGGAATTCCAATGGTTCACAAGATATAAGGCGGGGACCGCGTGAGTCTTTCGGAACAAGGATAACCTTGGCCGATGATTCAACCTCTTTCAAACTTGAAAAAGTCTGAAACGAGTCACAAATGTGTCCCAATGATGCGCAAAAATACGCATCAAAAGGATACAATGAGTTAATCCGAGGATTAATTCTAGACCAAGAGTACTTACCCCAAAGGCGTTCTCGAGTTGAGACTGCCCCAGGTCCGTGCCTAGGTCTAATATCCAGTGGATCAAAGTTCAAGAAGACTCGTGAGAGTCTTGCTCGAGCTTTGCGGATGACTGCAAAAACATCAGGGGACATATGTTCCTTGACGTGATTGTAGTTGCTATTGAGATAATCGGCAATGTTGCCAAGAATCTCATTGTGCGAAGAAATGTCCGACTCTGTTTTTACAAACAGAGAAATGACATTCGCTTCGTCTTCAGGCCTGTTCGGCAACTCTAGCTTATAAAAAGCATAGAGGAGCATACGAACATGTTTGATGCATGCTACACAGGGTGTTGGAAGAACCCAACCGTCGTGTGTGAAGATGCATTGGTATAGCTCACCTAAAAATTTAGGAAGCTTACTACCGGGACGGTCACATAGTGACCAACCAGTAGAGACTAATGGTACTTCTCCTGTTAAAGCTTTATCAAAAGCCTTAGCAAGACGGGGAAGAGTTTTCGTGAGAAAACTCAGGCCTTCCCGATCAATACGATTCATAACCTTTAGGGTTGTGAGGCGCAGTGATCGTGGTGTAAACACGCTACTATGTAACGTTTGCACGTCAGACAGTAGGGTGGCGATGATCTGTTTATACGGATCTAGGCTCTTATTGGTCTTCATATATATGATAGGCCTCCTAGAGCAACAGCGCTACCCGACTCTGATCTTAACACTAGTATCCCGAACCAACGTCCTAAACAAACCGAAGTTCCTTTTTATAAGGGCTTTGGTGCGTTCATTACGTTTATC